TTAGCCGACCTTGCAACCCCAGAAGGACGTATGATCGGCGGCGAAATACCCGTCCGCTACGCGGAAATACCCTTGCAGCTCTACGGTATCGCCTGCGGAGAGCGGGACCATCGTCTGCAGCCAGATCGCGGTGGCGAGCGAGACGTGGGTTGCGGAGATTTCGCCGAGGGAGCCGCGGATTTCGGTCGCACCGTTCAGCACCAGCCGCCCACGCATTCGGGCCGTCGCGCTGGCGTTGATCTTGTAGAGGAGCGTCGCGCCGAAGAGGTAGGTGCCGTCCACGGGGGCGACGAAGTGGTTGTTCGCGGCGTCGAACGCGCCCTGATCGTTGTAGTCGGTGTTGTTGAGGCCGATCTTCGTCCAGGTTCCGACGCCGACGTAGTTGTCGTAGTTGGTGTACGCCTTGAACCGCGGCAGCCGAGGCTGGTCGACGATGCCCGTGGCGTTGTCGACGCTCAGCCCGTCGAAGAAGGTGCTGCCGTCGGCCGAGACCGCGAGGCGGAAGCGGTCGGAGCCGAAGAGCCCCACCAGCGCCTTGGTCACGAAGCCGGTCTGCAGCGTCAGGCCGAGATCGTCGCCAGCGGCCTCCTTGTTCATCGTGTAGAACAGATCGCCGGTGCCACCCTCGGCCACAGTCCTGGCGGTCCAGAGCGCGGCGTTCAGCTTGGCCGAGAACGGGTTCGAGGCGTCCGCCGTCGTGCCGAGCCCGAGCAGCGCCATATTCTGCAACTCGCTGGGCGTGGTGCCGACCCAGCCCGCACCATCGTAGACCAGCAGCAGGCCCTCATCCTCGACCCACGCCCGCCAGCCGGTGCGGGGCGGCAAGCGGAGCCAAGCGCCGTCCGTCCAGAGCGCAACGTTCAGGTCCCAGCCCGCCCAATCGCCCGTCGCGCCCGAGGCGACGATGTAGCGGTCGCCATCGGTGGGGCTTCCGGGCGGACTGGTCAGGTCCCGATCGAGGGTCGAGAGCTGGACGAGCCCGTCGAGGATCCTCAGCGCCTCGTTGTGGGTGACATGCTTCTGGGCCTGCGCCGCGAGGATGTAGGGCAGCAGGAGATGGGTCGTGGCGTCGGACATTGGCGGTCTCCAAAACGAAGAACGCCGCCTGCATGGCAGGCGGCGGATGAAGGCGCGGCGATGGTAGGTGGCGGGCTACCCGCGCTCGGGCGTCTCCGCCGGAATGGCCGACAGAACCGGGTCCGGCTTCGGCGCGTCCCACTTCGCGGTCATTGCGGCCCAGCGATCGATCTCGGCCCTGAAGGCCGGGTCGTCGATCCGCAGATGGAAGGTGTAGAGGCGATCCACGATCTCGCGCATGAGCGCGCGCATCTCGTCGTCGTCGATCCGAGAGACCTCGGACCAGGGAATACGGTTCCCCCCGGCGTCCACGACGATGACGTCGCTGCCGTCGCCCGCGTGGGAGACGGGCGCCGGACCCGCATGCAAGTCCTCGAGCTGCGTGTTGCGCACGCAGGCCACGGCCATCACTCTGGCAAGCTGGGCTGCAATCCTGTCTTCGTCCTCGGGGCGCATGTCCCAAGCCTACGACGTAGATCGCGCGCCGTGCCAGAACTCATTGCGCTACCTCAGAAGCTCAGCGTTACAGCCTTGGGCGCACCCCGCCCGAAAAGGGCGGAGAGCTGATGGATGCGGATGTCGAGCGTGTCGCCGGGCTCAAGCGGCGCGCCCCAATCGGCGGTCTGGTCTGCGGCGGTGTAGACCGCGCTGGTGGTGGTCGTGCTCAGCACCCGCTTCACGGCAGCGCCATCGAGGATCTCGACCTCGTAGGCTTCGAGCTCCTCGGCCAGCGGCACCTCGAGCCCGCCCCAGCTGTCGGCCGAGAGCGCGCGGGACCGGCGGGTCCAGCGTATCGTCAGATCGCCGGGCGCACGTGGCTTGCGCCACGGCTGCTCGACATGGGCGACCGAGAACGGCCGCAGCCCCACGCCCTGAGGCGTGAAGGATTGCGCGACATAGGTCTCGTCGCTGACCGAACGGCTGGCCGGGCCGATGCGCCAGTTCCACGGGATCTCAAGGTCGGCCTCGGCGATCGGCAGCGTTGCGAGGCTGTCGTCGAGCACCACGACCCGCGCGCCAGCAGGCGCCGGGTTGCCCATGGCGCCCTCGGTCCCGCGCTGGCCACGCAGGAGCCCGGTCAGACGATATCGACCCGGCGCCAGAAGCTCTGCCACGCCCGCCTGCACGATTTCCCAGACGCCGGGCGCACTCTCGATCGCCAGCGCGTTCGCCCCGCCGAACAGGGTCAGGTCGGTGACGCTCTCCAGCGTGCCTGTCAGCAGATCGACCATCAGCGCATTGCCGAGATCGAAGCGCGACGTGGGGCCCGTGTAGAAGTCCGAGACCAGTGTCCCGATCCGGGCGCGGCTGCCGAACGTCGTGAGTAGCTCGAAGCCATCGGTCGAGGGGCTGCGAAACACTGCCATCTCGCCCGGCCATGGAACCGCGTGCGCGGCGATCAGCGGTCGATGCGCGGCTTGGTCCTCGGTCAGTTGCGGCAGATCCATCAGCACCGCATCCGGCGCGCCGAACACGACCGCCCGCGTCAGCGACGCCGCGCGGGGATCGCCGGGCGGCAGGTCGTAGGTCGCCCGGTCCTGGCGCACCGCCTCGATGCCGCGCGCCTCGGCGTCGGCGATGGAGACGAGCCGCAGATCGACCAGTCGCCCGTCATGCTCCAGCCGGATCGCATCGGCCGGATCGAGCGCCAGGCGCGAGGGCGGCAGGCGGAACGCCGCCGTCTCCCGGCCCACCCACGCCTCCATCAGGGCACGGCGGCAGCGGCGCTCGGCCTCCTCGGGCGGCACGGCCATCGGGAAGGACTCGGAGGCAATCCGCGTCGTGTCCACGGTGATGCGCCGCGCCTCGACGAGGGCGGCGTCGTAGTCCTCGTCGGCACGCGCGACCTGCCATTTCAGCGCTTGAGGCAGTTCGGTCTCCTGGCTGCGCGTCAGTTCCAGCACGTCGCCCTCGCGGGCGGCCACCAGATCGTCGGGTGCGAGGGTGGCAACCGACGCTCGGCCGCGCATGACGAAGCGGATCACCCCCTCGGTCTCGACGGCATCGAAGCCGAAATGCCGCGACAGCGTGGTGATCGAGGCCCGCGGGCTTTCGAGCGCGGTGACGGCGTAGCCCTCGACCGCGCCCCAGAGGCCGGTGACATCGATACTGGCTTCCGGCAGCCCGGCGCGCAGGCAGAGGTGCCGCACGAGCGCGGCCAGCGACACCGCGCCGAGCCGCCCGGTCAGCCAGTGCCCGAGCCGCCAGTTCGCGCCGTCCGTCCAGACGTCGGTCAGCGCCGGAAAGAACGGATAGGGCCGCGCGTCCCAGGTCCAGGCGGCGCATTCGGGGACATGCACCATCCGGCCGCCGTAGACCGAGGACACCGGATTGTTCACAGCCTCGCCCCACCAGAGATACGTCGCCTCGAGATAGGCCCGCTGAATGGCGTCATCCCGCCAGCCCCGCGAGAAATGCGGCGTGAAGCTCTCGGATGACTTCGGATCGAAGAAGACGTTGGGCTGGTTGGTGCCCCGGTCGATGGCGGGACAGCCGAGCTCGGTGAACCAGATCGGCTTGGACTGCGGCGCCCACGCCGTCGGCGTGCCGCTCTCCACCCCGCCCGGGCGGTCGTAGTGCGGGTTCGACCACCAGGCGCGCAGATCCTTGTAGCGGAAAACCCATGGCTTGGCGGCCGCGCCGTCCGTGATTGGGTTCCGAACCTGCGCGGAGCGGTCCGCCGCGCTGGCATAGAACCAGTCGAAGCCTTCGCCGCCCGCGATGTTCCCCTGCAGATAGGCCCGGTCGTAGATCGCGGGCCAGCCATCGGCCGCGTCGAGATGCTCGAAGCCGTCCCGCCAGTCCGACAGCGGCATGTAGTTGTCGATCCCGACGAAATCGATCTCCGGGTCCGCCCAGAGCGGGTCGAGATGAAAGAACACGTCGCCGCTGCCGTCGCCCGGCTGGTGACCGAAGTATTCCGACCAGTCGGCCGCGTAGCCGATCTTCGTCCCCGACCCGAAGATCGAGCGGACATCCGCGAGCAGATCCCGATACGCTTGCACAGCCGGATAGGTGCTGGCGCTCGAGCGGATCGTCGTCAGCCCCGGCATCTCGGTGCCGATCAGGAACGCATCGACCCCGCCCGCCGCCGCGCAGAGGTGGGCGTAGTGCAGCACCATGCGCCGCAGGCCCCAGTCCCCGGGCGTGCCTGTCCACGAGACAGACTGGCCAGCTACACTGAAGTTCGCAGGCGTCGCCGCGCCGAACAGCGCCGCGACCTGGCTTGCCGCCGTGGCGGTCTTGTCGACCGATCCCGCGTAGCCCGCTGCAGGCGAACAGGTGATACGCCCCCGCCATGGGAACGCGGGCTGGCCCGATGCGGCGGCGTTGTCGGAATACGGGTTCGGAAGCGTGTTCCCGGGTGGCACGTCCATCAGGATGAAGGGATAGAAGGTCACCCGCAGCCCGCGCGCCTTCATCTCCTGGATCGCCTGCACCACCGCGAAGTCGGACGGCGTGCCGCCATAGACGGGGCGATCCTGGTCGTCGCGGCTGACGAGGAAGGCGTTGGCGCGGCTCACGCCGTTGACCGACCAGCTGGCGGGCGTGGTCGACTTGGCCGACACCTCGACGCCGGGCTGCACCTTGCAGGAGCCGGCGCGCAGATCGTCGCCAAACCACGCCACCACGAGGCTGACGCTCTCGACCGCAGGCGCCATCGCCTGCAGCCGGTTCAGCGCCTCCACCATGTCGGTGGAGTCTGCCAGCGCGTTCAGGTTCTCCGGCGCCGTCGCGCCGCCATCGGTCTTGCGGATGGCCTGCGTGGCGTAGGTGAACTCGCCCGAGGCCGGGATCATGGTGACGGCTCGGGTCAGCCCCTCGGCGGTGTCGGGATCGGCCAGCGGGCGGAACACCTCGAAGGACAGCTGCGGCAGGCGGTTGCCGTAGGTCGAGAGCGCCAGCTCCTCGAAGACCACATAGGCGGTGCCGCGATAGGCGGGCGTGCTGGCCGCGCCCATCCTCGCGGCGATGAACGGGTCGGCTGTCTGCGCCTCGTCGCCCGGATACCAGCGCCAGGTGACGCCGGAGAGGTCCATCGGCTTGCCGTCGGCCCAGATGCGGCCGATCCCCGTGATCGGCCCCTCGCAAAGCGCCACGGCGAAGGATGCGTAGTAGAGATACTCGGTGGTCTTGACCTTGCCGCCCCCGCCGCCCTTGCCGCCCCCTTGGGTGGTGGTCTTCGTTTCCTCGCGGAAATCCGTCGCCCAGATGATGTTGCCACCCATCCGCATCCGACCATAGAGGCGCGGGATCACCGCGCCTTCGGTGGCCGAGGTGATGCGCAGCGTGTCGAGCCGCGCACCCTCGATGCGCTGGGTGGGCGCCAGCGACGAGATGATCCAGCTGTCGACGACCGACCCGATGGTGGAGCCGATGAAGCCGCCGATGGTCGCGGCGCTGACACCGAGGATCGCGCCGCCGATGCTGCCGCCAATGGCGGCGCCGGCCGCACCGAGAACGAGGGTGGCCATGTCGGGGTCTCAGCGTTGCGGAAACAGGAAGGCGAAGGCGATGCGCCGCCGCCAGGATGGTGTGAGCGGTTCCTCGATCACGCCGAGCCGCTCGTAGGCGTGGAGGAAGCTTTCGCGACCGGTGAGGATCCCGACATGCTTGGCGATGGCGCGGGGCCTCATGCGGAAGAGAACCAGCGCGCCGGGACCGGCTGCCGCGGGTTCCACTTCAATCATCATGGCGCGCGCGCCCTCGGCCAGAACTTCGCGCGGGCCTGTCTCACCCCAGTCGCGGCTGTAGGGCGGGATCGGGAACGGCTCGGGGCCCACCACCTCGCGCCAGACGCCCCGGGCCAGCCCTAGGCAGTCGCAGCCAACGCCGCGCAGGCTGGCCTGGTCGTGGTACGGCGTGCCGAGCCAGGACCGCGCGATGGCGATGACGCGCGCCGGGTCGGTCAATGCGAGGGGTTGCGTCACAGCACTCCTCCCTCGTGCCCGCCATCCTTGGTGGCGTAGCGCAGCACGGCGTCCTGGCCGGGGATGTGCGGGAAACCGCGAAAGTTGGGGGTGTTCGCGAACTTCGCGCCACAGGTTTCCATGCGCTTGTCGCAGCCGGCGCGGATGATGAAGGCATCTCCCTCGGCGATCGCGCGGACCGGGGCCTCGAGCAGCGTCAGGATCGCGACGCCATCCGTGACGTCGTGGCCCAGCACTTCCGCGCGACGCCCTGCATTCGCGCCGCTGGTCCATTCGATGGTCCCGAAGGTGAACCAGCCGGCCTCGAACCCGCCGAGGCCCGAGGCGGTGAAGGCCCTGTCGCGCAGAAGGTCGATCACGGCGCCGGTGCCCTTGAACGCCGGGTTCTCCAGATCGACACCGCAGCGCGCATCGCCGAGCGCCGCATCGCAGGTCGCCTGGAAAGTCCGCCCGACCGTCTGGCCCAGCACATGGGCCAGCGAGCGCACCTCTGCGACGAAGGCCAGCCGCCCGCGCCGGATCTGACCGATGGCCCCGCGCCGCATCAGCACGCGCTGGCCGGTGTCCGCCCAGTTCACCCGCCAGACCTCGACGGCCGCGTTGTCCCAGCGGCCGTCGAGGATGTCGGTCTCGGTGATCCGGTCTGAGGTCAGCACCCCCTCGGCATCCTGCGCATCGACCGCCAGGTCCGAGCCCGACCGCACCTCGGAGGCCGTCAGCCCGCTCTCGGGTTCAAAGTCCGTGCCATCGAAGATCAGCTTCCGGTCGTGGTCGGTGAAGCCGAAGGTGACGCCGTTGGCGCGCGTGATCCGCCAGCACCAGGCGAGCGTCGTCGTGCCCTCGTCGAGATGGGCCTGTAACGCGGGCGAGAGGGTCTTCATCGGCAGGTTCCCGTCATGCGGTCGTCGAGATCGGCGATCCAGTCCGCCCAGACCGGCGGCACCTCCGCGACCGTTTCGGCGGGCGGCCGAGCGAGCCGCGCCTCGGCATAGGAGGCGCAGCCCGCATCACCATCGCCCATCGTTGCGGCGCAGCCGGTCAGCGGGATTGCCAGCACCGCGGCCATCGCGCACCGCATCGCGCCCGCGCTCGACGCGCCTGTTCTCGTCTTCCATCGCATCCCGTTCCGCCTCCCGTTTGCCCGTACGTTCCCCTTCCACGCGCCCCCAGACCCGGCCGAGGACGACGCCCCCAACGGCGCCTAGAGCCGCGACCATCCAGATCAGGAGATCAGCCATCGTCCCGCTCCCCGCGTGCGGCGGCGACGCAGAGGGCGGCGACGAAGACGCCGAGCCAGCCGCCCACGACCAGACCCGCGAGGAACTCAAGCATCGCCGCGGAACCCGCGCTCGATCCGGTCGCGCAGGCCGATCAGGCCCAGACCGAGGAACATCAGCCCCGCAGGCGAGGCATCGCCGCTGCCAGCGAGTAGCGCGACGAGACGGGAGAGTTCCCCGAGCGGCCCGGTGGCGGGCAGCGCGAGGGAGGCGATGCCGGTGAGCATGGCGAGAAGTCCCGCCCACCAGGTGAGCGAGTTGGGGCGAACGTAGCGCATGGGGGTCAGGCCCTCCGGATCAGGGTGGAGAAGAGGGCGGCCAGCCGGGCGAGCCAGCCGGTCGGCGCGTTGGGTGCAGGTTTGATGACCGGCGGCGTCGGCGACGGCCCGCGAGCCAAGGCCAGAGCCTCATCCTCGGTCAGGCGACGGATCGGCCGCGAGAAGTCCACCCGGCCCGTGCGATCCACGGACCAGACCGGGATCGTGCCGCCGGTATAGCGGCCATGCCGGAACAGATCGCGCTCGGCCTCCCGGCGGGGGACGATGGAGGCCGGTCGCCGCCAGTTCAGAAACGCGTCGGCGGCTGCAACGCGATTGCCGGCGTTGAGGTGTCGGGTCAGCGCAGCCTTCGCGATGCCGCCGGTATTGTAGTGGAAGCTGACCAGCGCATCGAACTCGTGCGGCGCCAGCGGCACCTTTACCGCGCGCAGGACGGCGGCCTCGTAGCGCGCGAGGTCGGCCCGGAAGACCCGGAACGCCTCGCGGATCCCGGCGTCGAGGTCGGCGGGCATGCCGCGCGGCATGGTCGCGGGATCGGGCGGCCCGGCCGCGGCCGTGTGGCCGATGCCGAAGGTCCAGACCTGTTTCACATCGAGATAGGGCCCGGGCACGAGTCCTTCGTGCCGGACGAGGGCCAGTAGGCCCCGGTCGGTCATGTGCATGGGATTACCGGAGAAGCGAGAGGATCAGGATCAGTGCCGCGACGACGAGACCGATACGCAGGCGGTGAGCGAAGGCCTGCCGAGGGTCGGCGGGGTCGCAGCGGAGTGAGCGCGCGAGGCGGAGAAGTTCATTCATCGCCGCCGCCTTCGTTGGCGCGGCGCAGGCGGGCGAGCAGCATCTCGATGAAGGCCGGGCCGAAGACCCCGACGAGATAGGCGGCCGAGCCCGCCGCTCCGCCCGCTGGGATCGCCTCGGGCGGCAGGCTGAGCCAGGCGGTGATCACGGCCATGGAGAGGCTGCCCATCCCGGCCGCGATCAATCCGCCGAGCAGGATGTGCCGCAGCGCATCGCGCAGCCGCATCTTGGTGGTCAGCGCGTTTGTGGCCCCGCCGAGCGCCCCCCAGGCGGCGAGGATCACGGCGGTCGATGCCGCGAGTTCGCGCAGCACCGCCGCAACGAAGCTGCCGGTGTCGTTCATCGCCGGATCTCCAGAAGCGGAATGGAGGTGATCGAGCCGAGCCGCTCGAGGTCGAGCGTCACGTCGAGCGCGTCGGTGTCGAAGCGGACCGGCACGTCGAACTCGAAGCCCGCGGTGATCGCGACGCCCGCGCCCGGCGCGGCGCCGAAGGTGACGACGCCGGTCGCGGTGTCGACGGACCAACCCGAGGGCTGCTCGACCCCGCCGAGCGCGATGCGCACACTGCCCGCCACCGGCTTGGCGATGGCGCGCGTCCAGGATTGCGCGCCCGAGGCGTAACGCTTCACCAGCTGGAAGGCGGTCGTCGCGCCGTCGCCGGTGCCGATCGACTGATCGGTTGGCGATGGCGTGCCAGAGGGTAGACAGGACTTGTGGTCACCCCAGTCCTTGAAGCGGAAACCGTGCAGGCGCCCGTTGCGCGCCTCGAAGAAGGCGACGACCGCCGCCAGATCGTCGGCGCGGCGGATGCCGTAGGCGACATCGTAGCGCCGACGGGAGTTCGCCCAGCTGGCGTTCCTCTGCTCATCGCCGGAGGCGAGCTCGACGATCTGCGTGCGCCGCTCGGGTCCGCCGCGCGCGCCGCGGCTGATATTGTCGGGAAACCGGACCTCGTGAAACGCCATCACATGCCCCTCCGCCCGAGCGACACGGCGTGGGCGATGTCGGCCGCAACCTGCGTGCGGGATTGACGGAAGCTCTCGGCGTCGCGGGCCATGATGGTGACGTTGACCCCACCGCCTGCGCCGTAGCTCTGCGCCTCGCGACGCGAGAGCACCCTTTCACCGCGTTGCAGGATCGCGGGCACCTCGTCGTGGCGAAGCCCGGCCATGCCGCCGCCATGCATGCGCGGGGCAGCGGCGAAGGCCATCGCCGGGACCATGCGCGAGGGCCCGGCCGATCCGACCATCCCGCCCGCATGCAGGACGTTGGCGAAGATGCCGCCCGCACCGGAGAACACGCCCGAGAGCGCATTGGCGATCGGCCCGAGAATAAACCGCCGCGCCGCGAGCTGGGCGAAATCGGCGAGCAGCGAGGTGACGAGGTCGCGGAAGTTCAGCTTGCCGGTCTTCACGAACTGGCCCACCGCGTTCTCGGCCGACTGGAAGGCGCCGACGAGACTCTGGCCGATGTCGCCGCCGATCTCGCGCGCCTTGCTGGCGTAGTCCGAAAGCGCCGCCGTGACCGCCTGCCAGCCGGTGGCGGCGGCCTCGGTCGCGGGCTCCGCGGCAGCGGCGGCAGCTCCGGCCGCCGCGCCTGCATCCGTCGCGGCGCGTCCGGCATCGCCGAGCGCCGTCTCCAGCCGCTCGGCCGCTCCGGTGGCCTCGGCCAGCGCATCGGCACTGGCCTCGTCGCTACCGCGCACCGCGTCGCGCAGGGCCTGCCAGCTTTCCAGCGGGGCGCGAGCCCCTTCGGCCAGATCGCGCGCGGCGCCGCGGTAGACATTCGCGGACTCGAGCGCCCGGTTTGCCGCCCCCGTGAGTCCGAGGTCGGGTGCGGTGAGTGGGTTGTCCTCGAAGGCCCGGTCGAACGCCGCCTGCGCCGCTGTCGTGGCGGCACTGGCCGCGCCCTCAAAGCGGTTCTCGATCTCGCCGAGGTCGAGATCGGGCACCAGTGAGATGCGGCGCTCCGACCCGAGCGCTTCCAGCCCCTGGTTGATGCCGCCGATGAAGCCGTTGATGCGCGAGACCACGCCATTCAGCATCGCCTCGACGCCGTCGACCAGGCTGTTCGCGGCCTGAAACGCGAGGTCACCAATGGCGGCCGGCAGCAGGCCCCAGATCGCCTTGATCGCCTCGTAAGCGCCCTCGAACGTGTTCGCGGCCGTATTCCCGAACCCGACGACGCTCTCGATGGCGCTCTGCATGCCCGACGCGGCGTCGGCCTTCAGGTCAAAGAACATCGCCGTGGCGGCTGCACCCGCCGCAGCAGCGCCCATCCTGATCCGCTCCCAGACCTCGACCGCGACGTCCTTCAGGAGCGACATCGCCGCGCCGAAGCCCCCCGTGCCGGAGACGAGGCGGGTGAACTGGTAGACGAGTTCGCCCGCGCCGACGATCAGCGCCCCGATGCCGGTCCGGATCAGCGCTCCGCGCAGGATGACCAGCGCCGTGGCGAGACCACGGACGGAGAGCGCGGCGGCGGCCATGCCGGCGACCCAGCGTCCCGCGAGGACGGCGGCGAAGGTCCCAGCATAGGTGGTCAGGCGGCCGATGTTGTCGAAGAGCCCACGGATCGCGATGCCGAGCGGGCCGGTGCGGCTCGCCACCGCCGCCATGGCATCGGCGACGGCTTCCAGCGCAGGCGCCGCGGCGACCGCCAGCTGGTTGGACAGCCCGCGCCAGATCAGCCCCAGCCGGGAGATCGCGTCGTTCGTCCGCTCGATCTGGGCGGCATCCTGCTCGGAGACGACGACCCCGAAGGCAAGCACATCCTCGGTCGCCTGGCGCAGCGTCGCTGTGTCGATCCGCGACATCGCGATGGAGCCTTCCTCGCCGAAGAGCTGGCCCGCAACGGCCGCGCGCTCGGCGGCGGGCACAAAGCTCTCGATGGCGGCGTTGATCGCGCCCACGCGCTGGTCCAGCGGCAGGGCGATCAGCTCGTTGGCCGAAAGCCCGAGCCGGTCCAGCGCATCAGCGGCAGGACCGGTCCCGGCGGCCGCCTGGCTGAGACGGCGGGTCAGATCCTTCGTCGCCTGCTCGATGCCGGACATCGACACGCCCGCCAACTCGCCCGCACGCTCCAGCGTCTGGATTGAGGCGACGGTGGTGCCGAGGGACTGCGCGAGCTTCGCCTGCGCATCGACGGTCTGCAGACCGGACCGGATCATCGCCACGCCTGCAGCGGCAGCGGCGGCAACTGCGGCAGCAGCCGCCACGCGCACCCGCCGCGAGAAGGCCGCAAGCCGGGCGTTCGCCGCTTCCATCTCGCGGCTCAGTCGTCCGACGCCGCGGGCCCCCGCTTCGCCCACGCCTTCGAGCTCGGCGCGCACCTGCCGTCCGCCCACGGCCGCGAGGCGGACGCTGACGCGTTTCTCGGCCATCGGTCAGACTCCTTGCTTTCGCCGCATGGGCGTCTTACGTTTATGCTATCGATCAAGTGAAGGTATGACCATGGCCGAGACCGCGACCCTGTCCTCGAAGTTCCAGATCTCGATTCCCAAGGCGATCCGGGCCGCCCAGCACTGGGAGGCCGGGCTGACCTTCGCGTTCATCCCGAAAGGCACGGGCGTTCTGCTTGTGCCGGTGCCCAAGCGGGAGGCGCTGAAGGGGCTCGCGCGAGGGGCGTCCGCCACCGATTATCGCGACCGGACGGATCGGTTCTGATGATCCTCGTCGACACGTCGGCGTGGATCGAGTGGCTCGTCGGTTCGCCGACCGGCGAGAAGCTGTCCGAACATCTGCCCGAACAGGCCGACTGGCTCGTCCCGACCATGGTCCAGCTCGAGCTGGCGAAATGGCTGACACGCGAGGTCGGCGAGGACAAGGCGGATCAGGTAATCGCCTTCACGCAGGTCTGCCATGTGGTGCCGCTCGACACCGAGATCGCGCTGGCGGCGGCGGAGTCGTGCCGCGAGCACAAGCTTGCGACCGCCGACGCGATCATCTTCGCAACTGCCCGCGCACAGGGCGCGATGCTCCTGACCTGCGACGCACATTTCGAGGGACTGCCCGGCGTCACGCTGATCGAGAAGATCAAGGCCTGACCCCCGGGCCACCATTCGCGCTCAGCTCCTCGTTCAGCTTCCGGACCATCACCGCTTCGATGACGGGCAGCAGTTCGGCCATGGCGAGCGGCGGCACGCCGAGGGCGTCGCCGAGCGCCAGCGCCGCCGACATATCCCAGCCGATCACCGCTCCAGGCAGGACGCGCAGTTGGCCGCCGAGACGACCAACCAGGTCCCAGACCTGCCAGCCTTCATGCGTCAGGGGCCGGTTCAGCCGCGCCGGGCAGTCCGGGCAGGCTTGCGTGCAGGCGTCGCAGTATCGCTCGCCCCCGCCGAAGGACCATTCGGCGAGGGCGCGGAGGCGTTTTTTTCCTGTTCCAGCAGCAGGCCCTTCGAGACATAGGTCAGCTGGAACGCCTCGAAGATCGGCCAGACATCGAGCAGCGCGTCGATGGCCTCCGGGCTCGGATCGATGGGATCGCCATCGGCATCGCCGATTCCCTCCCAGGCGAGCACGGCCCGCCGCGCGAGAGCCTTGGCGAAGGCGACCGCGCGCTCCTCGTCCGATGCCTCCTCGGGCACGGCGTCCACGGCCGGGTCGCTGCGCGTCGCCACCATCAGCGCGGTGGTCAGCGGGCGGAGCTGCACCCGGACGCCGGGGGCGAGGTCATGCCAGCGCGGCGCGTTGGTCAGGTCGAGCGTCAACATCCTCAATACACCTCTATGTCATTGATCAGGGTTGCGGTGCACATCCGGCCGACGACGCTGTCGCGCGCGGCCTGCCAGTCGAAGGTGGCCTGCACGCCCTGCGGCCCGGAAATCTCGATGCGCGGGCGCGGCAGGTAGACCGCGTGCACCGTGAAGGTGAAGCTCTCGCCCGAGGGGAGTACGTAGGCGAACTCCATCTCGCAGGCCTCGCCGTTGATCGCTTGGCTTACCAGCGTCTGGTCGGCGAAGCGCACCTCGATCCGGCCGGTCAGCGCCGCGATGGACGGGTCCGCCCCGTCGATGCGGCCGTCCGAGCGGATGGTCTCGATCCGGTCGAGGTTGTTGGCGTAGGTGATCTCGGCCGAGACCACATTGCCGAGCGCCGTGCCGTTGCGCGTGATTGCCCCGTTGAAATGTCCGAAGCGCTTCAGGTCCAGCGCGGCCGGCGTTCCGGCGCTGGTGGTCGTGCCGACCGTCTCGCCCTGCGCCACCAGCCGTGCCGTTGCGGTCAGCAGGCCCGAGCGCTGCATCTGCCAGGTGATCTGGTCGAGCACGCAGCCGGAGTACATCGCATAGCGTGGCACCTCGGGCATGCCGGTCTCGATCGACATGCTGGGCAGCGTCCATGACCCCGACTGGAACTCGTGGGTGTACGGCGCCTCCGCGCCCGTGGTCGTCGGTGTTCCGAACGCCGCCTTCAGCCAGAAGCCGAAGGCCTCGGCGTCGAGCGGCACCACGACATCGCCGTCGGCCGTCACCGCGTCCTTGATCGGCGCCAGCGGATCACGACCATAGCCGAGCAGTTCGGAGTTCAGCAGCGGCTGCTCGGCGCCGAGCGAGGTGCTGGCAAAGGGCATGCGGGTGAAGCCGCTGGCGGGCGGCGTGCCATAGGTCGTCTCGAACGCAAGCGCCATCAGCGCCCGCGCCCCCTGGGCTCGTGCCATGGTTTTCTCCTCGGGTTGTAGGGATCAGCCGAGCGGGTCGGCCGTGGAATAGTGCAGCACCACCGGGATCACGGCGGCTTTCAGGCTGGCCGCGCCCTCGACCGGCAGATCGACCGGGCGCGGGGCTTCCGCCTCGACCCAGTCGCAAAGCCCGCCCAGCGTGCGGTCGGCTGCGAGTGTCGCGCCGATGCTGGCGGTCAGCGTGTCGAATGCGGCGTCACGCGCCGCGCCCTGCACGACAGCCTCGATCTCGGCGCGGTGCTGGTAGTGGTAGCGTAGCGGCGAGAGCGTGACTTCCGGTTCTCCGGGCTCGCCGTCGCGCAGAATCAGCAGGCCTTCGGCCGGCACGCGCTCGGGCAGCACCTCGCCGCGCAGGGCGGTGGCGGGCAGCGCCGAGAGCCGCGCATGCAGCGCGGCGAGGATGGTTTCGCGAGGGGTGGGCATGGAAATCCTCGATGACTTCAGTGAAGATCATCTACGTGACCTTTACCCTGGGGCTGACTTCGATGCTAAGCTGCTTTTCGGTGGCAAAACGAGAGCGGCATGACCGGGCTATTCTATACCTATGTTTGGGGCACCCACGGTCGCCGTGGTGGGCCACTAACGTTTACCAGCAAACAGAACCGCACGGTTGCCATCCGCAGCACGCAGGAGGGCGATCTCGTTTTTGGCGTGGTCAGCCGAAATCCTGGTGATCCAGATGTCCAGATCCCTGACGAGCTGAGGGGGCGGGTCGCGAACGTCTGGCAGATCAGCCACGGCACTGCAGACACTGCCGAATTCGGGATCGAGGCCCAGAATTCCTGGGACCGACTTGAAGACGGCAGCTATCGATGGCCGTTTGCTCTCCAACCGATCAGAACGTGGATTATTCGAGATGCTCCCGAGTTTCGCGATTTACCCGGCTACACTCCATCCACACATACACAAAGGGCCATCACAACGGTTCAGGAGCTAGGTGACGAGCTTGCAGCCACACTGAAAGACCTCTTGGCCACGAACGGTGAAGAGTTGGAGGTGATGACGCCGCGCTTCCAGACCATGGCAAGCCGTGTGAACCAGCTTCGCCAAAAACATCCATTCGCCCTCAACGGCTATTCCGTCCAACCAAACGTCGAAGCCACCAACTGCATATACATCGCTACGCTGGGAAAAGCCGGTCGCGTATTGAAAATTGGTCATGCGCAGGACGCGAAGCAGCGCTTAATCGAGTTCAACAAGTTCCGGCTTTCCAACGAGCCTCAGTGGGTGTTGCACACGGACCAGCCAATAGGTTCGGTGCAAGACGCCATTGAGGTTGAGAAGTATCTCGGCGAGGCGTTCGCTAAACATCGGACGGAGACGAACAACAACGAAATCTATGTCGATCTTGATCCGATGGCCGTCCTGACGAAATTGGCAACGTTCCGTCGCTAAGGGCAACGGGCCGGGGAGTATCAATTGCTGGCGACCGTTGGGAAACTCTGAGCGCCGCAGTCAAAGTCTTCCCCCCACCCAGTTCGCCACGATCAGCCCCGGTACGCTGTCCAACGCCCGGTCCGCATCCCGCGCGAGGTCCAGCCGCTTCGGCAGTTTAACCTGCGGCACGAGCAGGAAGATCGGCGCGGTGACCTTTCCGCGGCCGGTCTTCGAGCGCGACTCGACCGCCTGGCCTTTCGTGTTCAGCCGGCTCTCCGCGACCAGCAGGCTCGGGCCCGTGCGGCGATAGACGAAGCGTAGGCGCAGGCCGCGGCGGCGCTCCCATTCGCCGGGGGTGATGCGGCCGCCGCGCAGGGATTTGCCAGCGGCGGGCAGCGGGATCGCCAGCCAGAACCCGTCCTTCGAGCGGATCAGCGGGCCGGTGTCATGCGCGCCCACGATGACCGGTGCCTTCGACCAGACCAGCGCCGCGGCGTCGAGGCTCTCGCCCGACCTCGGGAAGTTCTGGCTCCGGATCGAATTGGCCAGCCGCGTGCCGAGCCCCGCGCCGGTGATCTGCAACCGCCACGCCGTCTTCAGTCCCGTCCCGGCCTCGCGCATGGCGGCCGTCACCGCGCGTTCGCCCGCCGCAACCTCGGCCGCCATCATCGCGACGATGTCGGGATCGATGTCGAGCTTCAGTTTCATGCGGGTCTCAGATCCACGGTCCAGACCAGCCGCTCGCGGTCGCGGACAGGCTCTCCCTGGATCAGGAAGGCATCGCCGTCGATCTCGATCCGGTCGCCGGGGCGCGGGTTTGCCACCTCGGCGACGCGCAGGTCGATGCGCGTGGTTTCCGACCAGAGCCGGGCATCGCCAAAGTCGGTGACCGCATCCGCGCGCCGGGCCACGACGCGCACCAGCACGGGCGTGCCGCCGTCGGCGATGTAGACCGCGTCCCGGCCGATGTTCGGATCGGCGAAGAGCGCGCCGACGGCGGCGGCGAAGGCGCTCATCAGAACGTCGCGTTCAGGCGCACCCGGCCGATGGTGTCGCCCGCGCCACTCGCCACCGCCTCGACGGCCACGCCGATCAGAGTGTTGTCGGTCGCGACCGTCGTGCAGCGCTTGTTGGTGTCGTCCCAATAGACCTTGGCGCCGACGGTCCATGCCTGGGAGCCGACCTTGGTCAGGTCGAACACGCCGACGAGCGCGGTCTCGACGGGCTCGCCGAGGGCGGCGGCGCCCGCGGCGACGCCGAAGATGGAACCGACAAGCAGGCCATCGCCCGAGGCGACGGCATAGGGCGCGGTCAGGGTGATGGTGTTGCCGGGCTGGACGTAGTTTTTCATGACGGGGATCCTTGTGGAAAGACGAAGGGCGGCCCGTTTGGACCGCCCGTGTGTCAGGGTTCAGGAAGGTGTGCGGCTTACGCGCCCGGGTTCTTGTAGAGGCCGCGCCAGTCGATGGCCTTGGCGCCGAAGTCGAGGCGGCACTTGATCTCGACCCCGTCGACGTCGAAGCCGTTGCGCGTCTCGATGTAGGCGCCCTGCTGACCCTCGAGATAGGCGTACTCGATGGTGTCGATCTGGTTCGGGCTCGCGGCCAGATACCAGGCGGTCTCGCTGGCAGCGTCGAGCCGGGGCTCGCTGATCGGCGCGAGGGTGCGGATCGACTGCGGCACCACGCTGGAGGTCGCGGCGGGCACGAGGTTCTGGGCGACCAGCTGCTCGGCCTTCAGTTCCAGCGAGGCGGGCACGATGAGGAAGGCGGGGCGGACGTTCAGCACCGTCTTCTTGTCGAGCCCGGTCTGCTTGGCCATGGCGGCGCGCGCCGCGCCCACCGCGTCCACCGCCAGCGCCGTGCCGGTGCCCGCGAGGTTCTTGTGGGTGGTGTGGAACAGGGCGTTACCGTCGGCCATCGCCGGGTTGGCGGTGATGATGCCCCAGACGACGTCCGACTCCAGTTGGGCGATGGAGTTGCCGTACATCGCCGGGATCCGGGTGAAGGCGTCGAGATCGTCGTTGATCAGCGTCTGGCGGGTGATCGCGACCACCCGGCCATAGGTCTTGACCTTGTAGCTCTCCTTGCTCTCGCCAAGGGTCCCGCGCTTGAACTCGCCGCTTTCGCCCACCTCCAGCAACTGCGGGGCTTCACCCAGCTGCACCCGGTGCATGGCCTTGAAGTCGGTGGCGAGCACCTGGCGGCAGAACAGCATGAAGGTGCGGGGATAGGCCTCGTAGGCCTGCCGCAGGGTCTTGTTGGTGACCGCCGACAGGATCTCGGGGAAGTCCGAGGTCGAGTGCAGGGCGCGGGTCGCCACCTCGTCGCGCGACAGACCCCGGGTGTTAACCCCGGCATTGCCGAGGCTTTCGCGGGCCAGTTCCAGCAGCGTCATGCCGCGGTACTGGCGCGCCGCGTCCTCCAGCTGGAACAGCGTCGGGCTGTAGCGGTGCAGCAGCGCGTTCGCGACCGCGTCGCGGCGGGTGATGCGCTCGTCGCGCCCGCCGAGCGGGACGGAGACATGGGGGAAGGTCCGGGTCTCGTCGGATTTCGCGGCAACCTGATCGAGGATCAGGCGACGGGACTCGTCGACGCTGACGCCGCGTTTCACCAGATCCTCGGCAAAGCCGCGCTCAAGGTTCAGCCGCCCGGCCAGATCGTAGATGGTGGAGACGCGGTCGCGCTCGGCCTCGCGGGCGCGGGTGGCGACCGCCTCGGTGTCGGGCGCGGGCGTTGCCTGCGTCTTCGGCTGCGCGCGCGTCTCGCTGGCCGCGACCTTCGGGTCGGGCGCAGCCGCTTTCGGCTCGGTCATGGTGGTGTCCTCGGTTTCGACCGGCTCGGTCGGCTGGGTGGTGGCGGGGGTTGCGGCGTCGCTCGCCGGGGTCTGGGTCTTGTCCGTCATCGGAAATGCTCCTTGCGGTGTGGGGGCGTCCCGGCGGTGAAGGACGCAGTCGTGAAGGGGATGCTGGGCGCGGAAGCCCGCTGCCGGGTCGGCGCCGACCGCGACGGCGGAGACCTCGAACGGCGTCCAGTCCACCGCGCGCCAAAGCTCGCGGGCGGCTTCAGGCTTCGAGACCTCGAAGCGGTGGACCTGGTATCCGATGGAGACCGCGCGGATGTGCCCGGCCTGGATGTCGCGCCAGATCGGCTCAACATCGGCGCGTTCGCTGATGCGGACCAGCGCGATGCCGCGCCCGTTCTCGATGCGGGCGGAGCCCGGCACGACCGAACCGATCACCGCGTCGAGCGTGTCGAGCTCGTGCACCTTCAGGAACGGCGCGCCCGCGTTCAGCCGGTCGAGACGGACATGGGCAGGGTCTAGGCTCAGCTCCTCGTCATAGGGCTCGCCGAAGAAGGTCGCGCGCCGGACGCGGGCGCCTGCAGACCAGACCACCTCGACGGTGCGGCTGTCGGCATCGGCCGTGTTCGGCGCAAGCTCCGCCGACCGGCGCATGGCCGGCAGTTCGATCATCGTGTTCATGGGGTCAGTCCTGTTGGTCGGCGTCGGGCTCGGCTGGGTCTTTCGTCTGCGCGCTGCCGGTCTTGGTGACGCGGCGCGGGTCGCTGTCGAGCACCAGCCCCAGCGCATCGAGCTTGGCGTTCGTCGCGGCGATCTCGGCCAGCACCGCGTCGGGGTTACGGCCCTGTTTCGCGATCACCTCGGCCAGCGTCATGGTGCCGGAGCGGATCGACAGCAGGTTTGCCATCGCATCCTTCTGTGGATCGACCGCCTCGAACTTCGGCGGCGACCATTCGACCGGCACCGTGGGCGACGGGATCTGGCCCGCCGCCCATGCAGCCTCGGTGAACCATCGCCAGACCGGCGCACAGAACATCGGGATGAACAGCTGCCACTGCACCGCGTCGATCTGGCGGCGGAACTCCACGAGCCCCGCCCGGATCGAGGAATAGTTGACCTGGCTGAGATCGCCGGTCAGCAACTCGTAGGGTACCCGGAACCCGGCCGAGATCGTGTGCAGGCTGGCCCGCTTGTATTCGCCGTAGCCGCCGGTGGCCGAAGGCTGGTTGAAGCGGATGTCCTTGCCGCCGCGCGCGTAGGCGATCAGCCCCGGCTCGAACTGCTCGACCCGGTTGCCATCGGCGTCGACCACGGAGGGCGCGATGCCCTGCTGCGCCTCATCATCGCCGAAGACGATGGCGGTGACGCAGGCCTCGGTTTTCTTGCGGACCAGTTCCGCCACTTCATAGTCATCGAGATCGCGCAAGCTGCGGATGACCGGCGCGCCCCAGGGAACGCCGCGCGCCTGCGTGCGCTGCTTCTCGTAGACATGGGCGATCTCAATCGCCGGGACCGGGCGGCTCTGCAGACCGTTCTGCAATGACCCATAGGCGTCGCCCGGGTGTTCGGCATGCAGCCAGTAGGCCCGGCGCTTGCCGACCGGATCGAACTCGACCCCCTGCACCAGCCGCCCCGCGCCGATGGCGCCGGATTTCGTGGCGTCGAGGAAGTCTGCCTCCAGCACCTGCAGTTGCAGCGGCACAGCCAGACCGTCCGAAGATCGCCGCAGACGGCGGCGCACCAGCACTTCGCCCGCCTCGACCATTTCGCGGCAGATCAGCGTTTGCAGCCCGTAGAAATCCAGCTGACCATCGGCGTCGCACTCCGCCGTCCAGCGTTCGAACAGCGCGTCGACCTTCCGGTCGAGCGTGTCGTCACCGCTGGCGGCGCGGGGCATGATGCCCGCGCCGATGATGTTGTTGATCAGCACCGCCACGGCCTTGGCCGCATGCGGGTTGTTGCGCACCAGATCGCGCATCCGGTCGCGAAGCAGCGCCCCGGCGACGCCGATCTCGGTGTCGGCCGAGGACCCCGGCGCGCGCCAGCCCTCCGTGCGCCGCCCGCGCGCGGCGCCGTCATAGCCCCGCGTCAGGGTCTCGAAGGCCTGACGCGCCATGACGCGGCGCGCGGCCATGCGCGGCGCCACCGTGGCGATGGCGTGATCGAACCAGTTGGCCGACATCAGCGATCCCCGCGGTTAAAGCCAGCAAGCCCGGCCACCGGCAGCGGCCGCGCGATCCCCGCGATGGCGCGCTCGATGGTGCGGATCCGGGCGAGCAGATCCTCGGCCGAACCGTAGTCGACGGATTTCCCGTCATAGCTGACCCGGGTCGTGCCGCTGGCATATGCCCGGCGCAACGCCGAGAGCTCGGTTTCCGTCCAGTCGGTCATTGTTGTTTCCCTGTCGGGCCGCTGGCCCTCTGCGCCTCTTGTTCAGAACCAACCTCCGCGCCGCCCGAGCCAGTCGGAGCGGCGCTTGCCCTGCGGGGCCTGTCCCGGCCGGTTGATCTGCCCGGCGGGATCGGTGTCGGTGGGAGCGACCCCGAGCTGATCCTCGAGATCGCGCCATTTCTCGTCGGGCCAGCGATCCGCGCCCGCGATCCAGGCGGCGGCGCGGGCATAGACCCGGCAATCCAGCGCCTCGTTGCGCTCGCGCAGCTTCTGCCATTCCAGCCGGGCGAAGCCTCGTTTCGTGCGCACCGTCACCAGCTGCTCGGCCACGAACTGCTTCAGCCATTCGTTCTCGACCCAGTGCGGCAGATGCACCGAGCCGGGTGGGAACGCCGCCCCGTCGGCCATCTCCTCCTCAGTGGGTCGCACCAGCCTCAGGAAGCAGTAGGTCTCGGCCTTGAAGGTCGACACCGCCACGGTCCAGAGCCGCGCCCCGCGCCGCAGGCGTTTCCCGCCCTCGGTCGCGTCGACGAAGGTTGGGCCGGACACCGGGCTCGAGCGGTTGAACCCCTCGACACCCTTGACCGGCGACACCTGCGCAAACCCCTGCGCCCGCGACCAGGAATAGACCGCCGGGGCCTCGTAGCCCGTGTCGATGGCGAGCCGCGCGATGCGAAGAATCGCGCCCCGTTCATGCGGCCAGGAGCGGTCCAGCAGCGAGGTCAGTTCCGACCAGGCGTCATGCCGGTCGGGCCCGCCCTCGATGACGACGTGATCGACGAGCCAGCTTTCCAGACCGCGGCCCCAGGCCCAGACATCGACCTCGATCCGGTCCTTCTGCACATCTGCGCCTGCGGTCAGGAACATCCCGCCCGCGGGCACCGTGCCGGATGTCCAGCGCTCGCGCCGGTCGTAAAGCCGCTGCCAGTCCGGCGCTTCCCCGGTCTCGACCCATGTCTCTCCGAGGATCGTGTTGCGGAACGCCTTGATCGCCTCGTCCGACCCCTGAGCCGCGTCCCATGCCCGCACGATCCGCTCCCAGCTCAGCCAGCCGATCGGCGAGTAGAGCGCCGAGAGGTGATACCCGACCGTGGTCGGATCGGCGGCCGTGGCGGTCGCCCGCCATTCGCCGCCCTCCAGCATCGCCGTCTTGTGGTGTTCCGCGATTGCCGCGTCGCACCCCTCGCAGTGATATTCCGCCGTCTCCGGGCGGCCCTTCTGCCAGCGTAGCCGATCGAATTTCAGCCACTGCATCACGCTGCAATGCGGGCACGGCACGAAGAACCGGCGCTGGTCGCTCGCCTCGTACTCGCGCTCGATGCGCGACAGCCCTCGGATGGTGGGCGTCGAGACGAGGAAGACCTTGCGGCGATGGGCGAAGGTCAGCGACCGGGCCTCGGCCAGCGTGACCGGATCGCCTTCCTCGTCGGCCGAGGCGGGATAGGCGTCGACCTCGTCGAGGAAGATGTAGCGCGCCGGGGTGGACCGCAGCCCGACCGCCGAGTTCGCCCCCGTCATGATCAGGATGCCGCCCGCGAATTCCTTCGACAGCATCGTATTGCCCGCGTCGCGGGACCGGGCCGGCTTCACCCGCTCCCGAAGCTCCGGGCTCTCGTCGATCAGCGGGTCGATCCGCTGCCGCGAGTTGCGTTTCGCCAGTTCCACGGTCGGCTGGACCGCCAGCATCGGGCCCGGCGCTTGGTGGATCGCGAACCCGATCCAGTTGTTGCCGGCCTCGGTCGCACCAACCTGTGCGGCCTTCATGAACACGATCCGCTGCGTGGGATCGCCGGGGCTCAGCCGGTCCATGATCTCGCGCATGTAGGGCGTGCGCACCGTGCGATACCGCCCCGGTTCGGCAGAGGCGCGGCCCGAGAGCATCCGGTGCCGGTCCGCCCATTCCGAGACGGTCAGGTCCGGGTCGGGCCGCAGCCCGTTGCCCCAGGCGCGCAGGATCTCGCCCGCGCCGTCGAAGTCCGTCAGGCCATCTTCCGGCCCTGCGCTTGCGCTCCGGGCATTCGCCCCTCGCAAGGGTCCACTGGACCCTTGCGTTTCGCTGTCGCGAAACCGGTCCTCATCACCGGAAGTCGGGCCGGACCTCGGCGAGTTCGTCGAGGTGGGCGCGTACATGTCTCTCCAGCACCTTCTGCATCGCGGCTGGCTCCACGGTGATCTGCTGGCCCGACGCTTCGCGGCACGAGGCCGAGAGCTCGGCCGCCATCAGCGCCGCCGCGCGCGCGGGCCAGGTCACCCACGCGTCCCGTTCCTCCCGCGCCAGGCGGAACACCAGCGCCAGCGCACGGGCCCGCTCGATCAACTCCCCCTTCAGCTTCTGGAGCCGGATGCGCCGCTCCTGCGCCTTCAGCACCTCGTTCGCCGTCTTGGCCTGCAGGAAGGTCGTGCCGCCGCCGACCGCCGGGACCGCGAGACCCTGTTCGCGCAGCGTGTCGCCGACAGCCGCCACCGCCGCCTCGGGGACCGGCTTCAGCTTGGGCGCGGGCGGCTTGCGGGTCTTCGACGGGTCGGTCGTCTCGGCCCGCCGCGCATCGCTGGCGGCCGCGTTGATGCTGCCGTCCGGATAGAGGACCAGCCGCTCGGCGGTCTTCGCCTTCTGGATCGCGCCCCGCGACAGCCCGACATGGGCGGCGTACTGGCGCTCGCTCATGCCCTGCATCGACGGCTCCGATTATCATTCAAGATCATGTGCTTATCGAGTTGATAAGCCTCCGAGACGGAGCGAACGTCCATCCCACAAGGACGATGCAACTCACCCGGAGCAACCGAGATGACCACCCGCCTGAACCCGATCACCAGCCCGCGCCACGAACTCCGCGCGGAGAAGGCCCGGCGCAACAAGGAAGCGGCACTCGCGGCCTTCATCGGCAAGAAGGCCGAGATCGACGAGATGCTCGCCCGCCTGCAGGCGCTCAGCGACGACCATTTCAACTGCCACCCCGACGAGGCGGGCTGGGCCATGGTTGGCACCCTCGAACACTACGCCAGCCTCCTGAAGCGCATCACCGACAGCGCCTTCGGCGAAGGCGAGCACGCCCGCTGATCTCCGGCGCTGCCGGAACTCCCGCCGCGCGCCCTGCGCGGCTCGGGGTCGTAGAAGGCGCCGCATGACGCGGGCCTCGAACACGGAGACGACTCCATGACCAAGCTTTCCGATACCCAAGCCATCATCCTCAGCGCCGCCGCACAGCGCGAAGACCGCATCGCCCTGCCGCTGCCCGAGAGCCTGCGCGGCGGGGCCGCCGCCAAGGTGGTCGGCGCGATGCTCGCGAAGGGTTTCCTGCAGGAGGTCGACGCCGACATGCGCAAGGGCGAACCCGTCTGGCGCGAGACCGGCGACGGCCATGGCGTCACGCTGGTCGCCACCGACGCAGGCCTCGCCGCCATCGGCATCGAGCCCGAGGACGCGAACCCCGCGCCTGCGGGCGCGACGGACGCGCCGACCGAGGAGCCCGCGCCGGACACCCCCACCGAACCGGAGGCCGCGCCCAAGGCGCGCACGCCGCGCGAGGGGACCAAGCAGGCGAAGCTCATCGAGATGCTCCGCGCCGAAAGTGGCGCGACCGTCGACGAAATCGTAGCAGCACTCGACTGGCAAGCTCACACCGCTAGGGGCGCCATGTCCGGCGCGCTGAAAAAGAAGCTCGGCCTGACAATCATCTCCGAGAAGGTTGACGGAAGAGGCCGCGTCTACGCCATCCGCGACTGACGCCACGCACCGAAACCACCTCTGAGCCGCCGCCCGACACTCGGGTGGCGGTCTCTTATTCTGCGCTCCGCATCCTGATCGCTTCGAACAACCGCCGCAGCAGATAGCCGCGCACCAGCGAGACGCCCACGAAGGCGAGCCCGATGGTCAGATGTTCGGCCAGTCCAGTCTCGATCCCGAACCACGGGAAGACGACGATCTGCGTGGCGATGGCCAGCACATAGCCGACGACGACATTCGTCGCGGCCTCGACCAGCGACATGATCCGGCTCTGCTTCACTGCGCAGCACCTCCCGTGGCCGTCACCGCGGGGATTGCACCAGCAGCATCATGATACACGGCCGCAACGTCCACGATGATCACGGTGTCGGGTCGCCGTTTCAGTACCGCAAAGAGATCCGTTTCGGTGACGAGCCCCACGGTCGGATAGGGTTGTTTCTTACCCCAGTCCGCGCAGAAGAAGGACCGGCCCGAGATGTCGGAGATGTCGTTCATCCCGGCGAGGTCGTCGCGCAGGTCCGAGACGATCAGCGCCATCGCGTTGATCGACAGACAGTGCTTCCGAAGCGCGCTCATGACCGCCAGGCATGCGAGATCGCGCCAATCGAACCGCCGGCGCTGACCAGGCCGGACAGCCCCGGACGGCCGGAAATGACCACGCGAGATCCATTGGCTCAGTTCGCCCTTCGTCATGGCGCAGGCGTCGGCGACCTCATGGATCGTCCACGTTTTCATGCCGCCCCCTCATCCATCGGCCAGCAGTTCAGCCGCCAGAGTTCGCAGCGCATGCGCCGCAACCAGCGGAACCACGCCGTTGCCACAGAGGCGAAGCCGGTCCACCCGGTGGGCCAACCCATCAGCGCCTCGACGAACAGCGGGTTCAAGGTCCGGCGCGGCTCGGAGGTATCGCTCCCAGCCATCGGCGTCACCAGGACCTGGCGGCCAAGCAGGCCGTTCACCGGGGTGTTCGCAAGGCTCGTCGCCCCATCCTTGTGATCGCGGGCCGTCGGCGTCATCCACATCCCCGCCGCATGGGTCAGGTCGGCTGTCCGCCGGTTGCCCGCGCTCGGCTTGCAGCCGTCGTTCGCCATCGGCGTCGGCCAGTCCCGCGCCATCCGGTCCAGACCCTTTTCGTCCTTCCGCTCGCCCCCCCTGCTGCGGAAGCTGTCGGTCTGGGGCGTCGGCCACAGCGCCGCCGTCGTCGCGAGGTTCATCCCACGCTGACCCGCCTCCTGCGACGGCGTCGGCTTCGTCTGCCGGTTCTCGTTGGCGCTGGCCCTCGGCGTCGGCCAGAGCCGCAGAATCTCCGTCCGATTCCCGCCACTCGACCGGACGCCAGAGCAGGCGCGCGGGGTCGGCCAACTCGTCGTTTTCGCGAATGGCGAGTATGAAGAGCCGCTCGCGTCGGTGGGGCGCGCCGACTTCCGCCGCCGTGAAGAGGCCTGCCGCAAGGCGGTAGCCCATGCCGACCAGTCCTGCGGCGACTTCGGGGAATCCGAGGCGGAGATGATGGGCGACATTCTCGAGGAAGACGAAGGGCGGTTCGACCTCGCCGATGATGCGGGCGACATGGGGCCAGAGGTGGCGTGGATCCTCGGCACCGAGCCGTCGGCCCGCGACCGAGAACGGCTGGCACGGATAGCCCGCAGTGACGATGTCCACCGCGCCGCGCCACGGGCGGCCGTCAAAGGTGGCAACGTCGTCCCAGACAACAGCCTGATCCAGGGACGCGTCTTCCATCCGCGCCACGAGAGTGGCTGCGGCGAAGGTTTCCCGTTCGACATGGCCCACAGCACGATATCTAGGGATGGCGATGGTGAGCCCGAGATCAAGACCGCCCGCGCCGGAGCAGAGGGAGAGGCCAAAGAGGCATGCGTCTCCGGTTCCGGAATCTCGTCCGGAGGGATGTAAAGCCAGGTCATGCATTTCACGCAGCAGCTTCGGGTTGGATTTCGGGCGCGGCCGGGGCATCCCCCAGCCTCTCCGTTTTCACCTGTGCAAAGGTCCGACCGTCGCCGTCGAGGATTGCGTTGCGCCCTGTGTCCGCCTGCCAACGTTCGACGGCGACGTCGATGTACGCCGGGCTGATTTCCATCGCGAACACGCGGCGGCCGTTGGCTTCGCCCGCCATGATCTGCGACCCGGACCCCGAGAAAGGCTCATAGCAGAGGCCACCCCGTGCCACATGCTGGCGCATCGGGATCCCGAAGGCGTCCAGCGGTTTCGGCGTCGGGTGGTCGGGGCGCTCGTCCTTGGCGAAGCTGGGGAGCGCCCATGTTGACGGCAGGGTTTCTTCGGCCATCTTCGGCGGGCGGTTCGGCCGCCGCCAGCCCATGAAGCAGGGCTCGTGCTTCCAGAGGTAATGCGACCGGGTCAGAACGCCGCGGTCCTTCACCCAGATGATCTGCTGATGGACGAAGGCACCGGCCTTTTCCCAGCAGGCTTCCAGCATCGCCTGACGGCGAGACGCGTGCCAGCAATACCAGGCGGCGTTTTCGGTGATGGCTTCCGCCACGGCGGCAGAAATGAAGCCGTCGTAAAGCTCGGCCCCCTGCGAACTGTCGTCCCAGGTCGTGCCATAGGAGGCCGACCAGTCCTTGTTCCGGGTCGGATGGTTCGATCCGTCGTAGTCCACGAGATACGGCGGGTCGGTCGCGAACAGGATCGCCCGCTCGCCATTCATCAGGCGGCGCACATCGGTAGCACTGGTGCTGTCACCACACAGCAGCCGGTGGTCGCCGAGGATCCAGAGATCGCCGGTCCGCGAGGCCGGATTGCGCGGGGGTTCGGGGATAGTCACCGGCGGCACTGAGCCCCCGGCGCCACCTTCTTCACCGTCCCCCTCCGGCACGAAGGCCAGCAACTTGTCCAACTCGCTGTCGGAGAAGCCGACCAGCGACAGGTCGAAATCCTCCGCCAGCAGGTCGTTCAGTTCCGCCGACAGCAGCGCCTCGTCCCAGGTGCCGAGTTCCGTCAGCTTGTTGTCGGCGATGCGGTACGCCCGGCGCTGCGCCTCGGTCAGATGGCCCAGCACGATCACCGGCGCTTCTATCAACCCCAACTGCGTCGCCGCCAGCACCCGGCCATGTCCCGCAATCAACTCGCCATCCTCTGCCACGAGGCAGGGCACGGTCCAACCGAACTCGGCCATGCTGGCGGCGATCTTGGCGACCTGGTCCGGCCCGTGCGCCTTCGCGTTCTTCGCGTAGGGCTGGAGCTTGGCCAGCGGCCACGTCTCGATCGCGTCCGGGGCGAAGCTCAGCGTCATGGTGAGCAAGTTTCCTCGGTCGGGTGGATGCCGGTGGCTTCCGGACTCCGGATGCCGGGCCGGACTCCACACGGGGTCCAGCGGCCACCAGCGGCGTCCGGTCGGAAGGCCAGCGTTCATTGGTGTTTGCGCGGGACGCGCGTGGCTCCGGCTTCCGGGTGGCTTCCCAAAAATCCGGCCCTGTCGCTAGCGATGTCCCGCGCTTCGCCCGCCAGCATACGAATATCGCGCAGAAGGAACCGCGAAGTCGGCTGAGGGGGCTTGGCGGGGGCGGACAGCGGCGCGCAAGGAAAGGATCAGCGCCTTTCCTTTTCTAACGGCCTTCGCCAACGAAAGGATGGTTTCGTTCGGGGCTGCGCCGCACGCGCCTCTCCCGAGTATATCCACTTTTTAGCCCGGAAGAGGCGTTTTTGTCTGCGCGAAAACCCTCTACAAGAGACTTTCCTACTGGCTGCGCGCCAGCTTGATGATCTCGAGGATCGGCAGCTTGCGGTTAAAGGGCTGCCTGTTGAGGTTCAGCGCGATCAGCGACAGGCCGTACTGCCAGTGCTGGTTCGCGGCGGCATGGCAAAGCCCGACGTGCCAGCAGATGTTCTTCCAGCGTTCGCCATGCGCCTTCATCCAGACGATCTTGCCGTCGACGGGTTCGAGGCAGTTCGTCCAGGTCAGCGTCTCCTCCATCCGGCTGATGTCCTGCGATGACGGCGAGACGCGCATCGCCTTGGGCTCCTGGCCAACCTTGTCGGCGAACCCGTGGACGATCTCGGGCCATGTGCTGAAGTATCCGTTGCGCCGGGGCTCGGGCAGACGGCGCAGGATCATTCCGGATTCGGCGAGCCGTGCCTCCACGTCGGCTGGTGTCCAATGGGTCATTTCTGAACCTCTCGATTTTGTGGGCGCGCGCCATAGAGACGCTCGCCGAGTTGCCTCACCAACTCCCGCTCTGGCCAAGTAAGTCTCTGGTCGTCAAGGGAAACTGCGAATACGCGTTGCTCCTTCCAGCCGTCGCGCTTGACCTGTTCGGGGTTGCGGCGCTCGCCGCCATAGCCACGGGGAAACCGCCTCATTGGAGGCCCCCTTGGGTCTCCAGCGCCCAGAGCAGGATCGCGATGGCGTCGGCCTCGTTGTCGTCGGCGGGGCTGAAGCCGCGCGCCCGGGCCGCGGCGATCATCGCCTCCTTGGGCGCGTTGCCCTTGCCGGTGGCGTGGCGCTTGATCGTGCCGACCGGGACGCCCTCGTAGGGAATGCCGCGCAGTTCGGCCCATGCGGTCAGCGTGGCCATCAGCCCACCATAGACATGGGCCGCGTCGGTGGCCGCGTGGCGGCGGACCTCCTCGAACCAGATGGCGGCGACGGGCCCAGACAGGCGGTCGATCTCGGTCAGCCAGTTGGTGAAGCGGAGATACCGCATGCCGCCACCGTCGAAGCGGCCGGGCCGGAACGACACGGTGCCGGAGGTGATCAGCCCGTCGATGCCGTGCAGCGCCCATCCCGTCGTGGTGCCGAGGTCGAGCGCCAGCATCGCCCGGTTGGCCCGGACGACGGGCGGCAGAACGGGGATTGCCTCGCGGCGGTGTGTAGCGAGAGTCATGTCAGCCATGGGTGGTCTCCTCTTCTGGTTGGCTGCTCGGGTGGAAGACGACGGCGGTCTGGTGCTTGGCGGTACGGGGCCGCCGTCGTCGGATCGGGAGGTTTGGGCGGGGACGAGCCACGCGCGCGAAACCCCTGGGGGTGGGCGTGGGAGAACCCGCCTGCGGCGTTCTCCCCCACCCCCGTAGGGGGTGGTTTCACCCCCGAAACTGGAAAACCGCATCAACACGCTGACAAGAAATGGGAATTCCAGTTTCGGGAGGGTGCTTTCGACTGACTCGCCCGAAACTGGGTGCAGCGTAGCGGTTGCGGCATCCGCGCAATCCTGCGGGGGCAGTTTCGGAAGCGGGCCGAAACTGGCCAAGTCGGACGCATGCGCGCTTCTGCGTGAGGGTGGCGGGGCAGTTTCGGAAAGGCTCCGCATCTGGTTCAAACTGGCCCGCGCGCAATTCTGCGCGAAGCGATCTGCGGGGGTGATCATGGCCGTTCCCCCTCCGGATAGACCCAGACCTGAGGGTTCTCGACCTCGAGCAGCGCCCCGGTCTGCGGCGATTTGTAATGGGTGGGCAGCACTGCGATGCTGGCGGGGGTGACCTCGCCGGTCGCCGGATCGACATCCTCGCCGTCCGTGGGCATGACCATCCCCTCGACGCAGAGGTATCCGAAGCGCGACCGCGAAGGCCCAAGCCCGTAGGGGGCGCCGTCGCGGATGAACTTGATCGCCCCCTTGGTGGCTTGAACGGCGATCCGGTCGCGGATCGTGTCCTTGCCGCCCAGACCGCCCTTGTTCTCGAAGGCCTCGGCGAACTGGTTGATGGTGTAGAGCCGCCCCTCGGCCGCCTCCTCGAGCAGGATCGAGAGGATCACGTCCCGCTTGCGATCGCGCTCGGCGTCATGCTTCGCGCCGACCTCGGGGCGCACGAGCCGCTCGCTCATCGGGTTGATCTCGACCCATGTGCCCTTGACCTTGTCCACCAGCTTCGTAGGCAGCGCCGGGCCGTTGCGCAGCTCGATCTCGAGGCGGCGCTGGGTCGAGTCCTCCTCTGGCCGGTGCAGGATCAGGCCGGTGGTGTAGAAGCCCCGGAGCGCGCTGGCGCCGGAAAGGGCGAGGAACGGGTCCTCCTTCACCTGGTGCTTCGAGAGCTTCTTGGTGTGGTGGACGAGGATCACGCCGCAGTCCGGGTTGACGTGGTCGCGCAGCACCTCGACCCGGTCCTTGAGGAAGAACATCATCGCGGCGTTGTCGTTTTCGCCGCCGCCGTCCGGGCCGCCATCGAAGAGGTTGCGGATCGGATCGATGCACAGGATGTCGAGCGAGACATCTGGGAACGCGGCCTTGATCGCCTCGGCCACGCGGGCGCTGCCCTCGGCATCGAGCAGCATGCGCAATTTCGGCGTGACAATCAGGTTGTCGCGCGCGGCCGCGATCAGCTCGGGTGGCAGGCCGATCTGCTGCATGCGCTCGCGCAGGTAGTGATACTGGATCTCTGCCTGCAGGTAGAAGATCCGCAGCGGTCGTGGCGGGGAGAAGCCGAGGAAGGGCACGCCCGCCGCCATGTGCACCAGCAATGCGATCAGCAGGTCGCTCTTGCCCACCTTGGGCGCGCCGCCCAGCACCAAGAGCCCGCCCGGCGTCAGCACTCGCGGGCCGATGATGTCGTCGGGCATCGGGCTTATGTCGTCCAGAAGCGCGCCCAGCGTGAAGGTCGGCAGCTCGGTCTGCGCTGGGGCCGCGCCGTCGAGGCGGATCAGCGGCGGCCCGTGCCGCTTGATGTGCAGCTCCCACAGCCGGTTCGTCTCGCGCTTCAGCCGGTCGAGCGGCCAGGCGGGGCGCAGCATCGCGGCGTTGTAGCCGCAGATCGCCGTCCAGCCCTCGTCCATCGACATCCGGCCCTCGTGGACCAGCCGCAGGAAATAGCCGATGGCGGCCGAAGCCCCCTCGAAACGGGACCAGTCGTCCGTGCCGCCCTCGTGCACCGGGGTCACCAGCACGTCGTCAATGCCGGGTTTCTCGCGGAGCTCGGCCGTGGCCATGCCGACGCCGGGCATGGGCGGCATGTCGGCGACGCGCTCGGTCATCTCGGCGAGATCGACCTCTAGAGCGGCCGCCTCGCGGATCTGCACGAGGCGCGTGAGCCCGCCCTTGTGATAGACGGTGCCGGGCACGCGGATCGGCTGGTGGGCCGAGCGGAAATGCGTGTCGCCACCAACCTTCAGCGCGATCTCGCCGCGCAGCTGGCAGAGCCGGGCAAGGTCCGCCCCCTCGACGGGCTCTGTCAGCTTCCACCAGACATGCAGCTTGGTCGCGCCCTCGGGCGTGCGCCCGCCGCTCTCGACGGTGAGCGTCGGTCGCCCGAGGTGGTGAACGAGATGATCGAGCTTGGCAGGGATGTCGCCCGAGTCGAGATCGACCACGAGGCTCTGCATCTGATGGACGTCCGCGGCGCGGGCCTGACCCGTCTCCGCCACCGTGCCGGGGATGACATAGACCGCCGCGCCCTCACGCGCGGCCCATCCCGCGAAGGTGCCGAGCTTCTCGGGCGCGGTGGCGTCCGCGTCGATCCAGATGTTGTGCGGCCGGCCGTCCTTGCCCTGACCCTTGTCGACGAAACCGCGAACCGGGATCAGCCCGTCGGAATAGCCAAAGACCACATCGACGAAGCGCGCGATCTGGCCCGCGTCCGGTTCGACCGCGAAGGGATCGGCGAGGGGTGCTGCGTCGTTGAAGTCCCGCCAGGGATTGAAGTGGATGATGTTGTCGTCGCTCATGCCGGCAGACCCCAACAGCGCTCGGCCCACGGGCAGAACCGGCATTCGAAGAAGTCGCGATTGGCGGCAATGCGCGGGAGCAGCTCGCCCGCGTCGGTCGCCCGCAGGATCCGGACGCCGCGATCCGACATTCGCTGCGCGAGATCGGCATTGAAGGCGACCTGCTCGTGGTGCAGTTCGGCCGTGTCCTTGTTTATCGCGGTGAAGAGCGCGGGGTTCGCACTGATGCCCGGCACCGTCGCTTCCATGTAGGCCTGGTAGAGCGCAATCTGCGCGGCATAGACCGGCTTCGCGACGGTCACGCCCTTGGCCACCGTCTCGCGCCAGTTCTTCGCGTTCATCGTCTTGCACTCCCAGAGCGCGGGGGTGCGCAGTCCAAGCGCCGCTGTGGCCTCGGCGACGATCCCGTCGACATGACCGCGGATGCGCCCGCCTGCGACGGAGAACCCGAACTGGCCGCCGTCGCGCTTTTGGGTCACCAGATCGAGCCCCGCCGCCCGCAGCCAGCGGATGGCGAGATCTTCGAGCTCATGCCCGATCGCGAATATCCGGAGCGACCGGCCGGAGAAGTCCTGGCCCTCGTCCTTCGGCGCGCCTGCAAACTCGAACTGCAGCGCGCGCTCGCAGGCATGGCCCAGCCGGGACGCGCCGAGGTAATCGCGCGGTTGCGTCGCCGCGCGCTCGGCTTCGAGCGCGGCATCCACGGCCGCATTGATGCGCTCGGCGATACCGGGGCGCTTGTTGAAGTCCAGCATCAGAACGGGATCTCCGACTCTGCGGCGATCTCGGCCATCTCGGCGCGGAACGCCTCGACGGTCACGACGATCAGCCGGTGCATGTCGTTTTGGGTCAGCTGGCCCAGCGGCCTTTCCCAGCCGATGCGCTCCATCTCTGGGGCGAGCGCGCGCATGACGGCGGGAAGCGCCTGGGTTTCCTCTTCGGTGAAATCGACCATGCTCAATCCTTTCTTCGCTTTGCGGGTGAAGGCCGACTGGCAGCCCATGGAGCAGAACCAGCGGCGGGTGCGGGTTGGACGTGATCGGTGGGGTTCGAACCAGCCGAAGCCGCGGGTGCGCGCGGTGCAGACGGCGCAGAGCACCGGGCGCGGATGCCAGAAGCGATCACGGCCCGGTCGATCCGGAGCCTCTGCGGGCGGGGATGGGACTTGCGCGACATGGCTCACGCCGCCCTCCGCTCGGGCGCGGCCGACATGACGAGACGCCGGATGTCGCGGCGGTTGAACTGGAAGGTGATCAGCGCCGAGGCGCGGTAGCGGGTGAGCCCGTAATCCTGCTGCTGTTCGGGCGAGAGGTATTGCAGCTGTTTCTCGGTCGGCGGCTGGGTCAACCAGCGCTTCGACTTGAAGGCGCTCTCGTCGCTCTCGTGGGCGTTCAGCCAGTCGTCGGCCCGCGCGAGGCAGACGGTGCGATCGCCGACCCCAAGAAGGCAGGTCGCCTGTCCCTTCGCCCCGCCCACGGCATGCCATCGGCCTTCGAGGAAGAACACGCCGCCCCAGGCATTGAAGCCGCTGGCCATCAGCGCGGCGTCGTCGCCGAACAGATCCTCCCAGGCAAAGCTCGACCGTTTCAGCAGGTCGATCTCGGACATGACGAACCCGGACAGGCTGCCGGTCCCGGCCTCCTGGCTGTGCGCCTCGTCCTCGGGCTCGACCAGCAGCTCGCCGCAGAGCGGGCATTCGCGGGAGCCAAGCGGAATGTCGGCCGCGCAGGCCGGACAGGTCTTTGTCGGCGCCTCGCCCGAGGGCGTGTGGCCGTCGAGATCGACGTCCTGCTCCAGCGTGCCGTGGGTCAGGCTCGACGTCCCGAAATCCAGCACGATGCAGTCGGTCTTGACGATGCCGGGATGCTCGGCTGGATCGACGGTGCGCAGACCTCGCCCGACCATCTGGATCATGGTCGATTTGTAGGAGCTGGGTCGAAGCAGCACGACGCAGGAGGTGGGGGGATGGTCCCAGCCCTCGGTCAGCACCGCGACGTTGACGATGACGCGGAGGCGACCGGCGGCATAGGCGTCGAGGATCCCCTTGCGCGCGCCCGCCTCGAGCGTGCCGGTGATGAGCGCCGCCGGAACGCTCGCCTCGCGGAAGGCGTCCGTCACATGCTCGGCATGGGCGACGGTAGAGCAGAAGACGACGGTCTGGCGATCACCCGCCTTTTCCTGCCAGTGCCGGATCACCTCGTCGGTGACCGGCGCGCGGTCCATGATCTCCGCCACCTCGGTCATGTCGTAGTCCGACATGGTCTTGCGCACCGAACGCAGCTCGTCCTGCACGCCGACGTCGATGACGAAGGTCCGGGGCGGGACGAGGTGGCCAGAGGCGATCAACTCGCCCAGCCGCACCTGGTCGGCGACATTGTCGAAGACCTCGCGCAGGCCTTTCTTGTCGCCCCGGTTCGGCGTCGCCGTGACCCCGAAGATCCGAGCCTCCGGATTGGCGTCGCGCACCCGGTCGATAATGCGGCGGTAGCTCTCGGCCACCGCGTGATGCGCCTCGTCGATCACCAGCAGGTCGAGCTTCGGCATGGCCGCGAGATTGGCGGCCCGCGCGAGCGTCGGCGCCATGGCGAAGGTCACCTGGCCCTCCCAGGACTTGGTCGTGGCGTCGACGACGGATGTGTCCGTGCCGGGATTGACCCGGGCGAACTTCGCCCGGTTCTGGCTGGTCAACTCGTCGCGATGGGCAAGCACGCACGCCCTGGCGCCGTCCCCGGTCATGTTGCCGGTGACGGCCGAGAGCATGATCGTCTTGCCCGCGCCGGTCGGCGCCACGCCCAGCGTGTTGCCGCGGGTCGAGAGCGCAGCGAGGCTGCGCTCCACGAAGAGTTTCTGGCGGGGACGGAGGAGCATCGCGCCCTCACTGCGCCCAGGCGGGGCGGCCAGGCACCGGCGATGCCGCGGGCTGCTGGACCGGCGCCTGCTGGGGCACCGTCTGCGCGGGCGGCTGGTAGCCGTGCTGTGCAGCGAGCCCCATGACCTGCGCATAGTCGCGATGGTCGGGCGTGACCGCGGCGCGGATCTCGTTCTTCTCCTCGCCCATCGCGTCGGTGCCGACATCGATCCGGGCGATGAACTCGATCCCGTCGAGATCGGCGAAACCGCCGATCCGCCGCGCCGCCTGCGCCTGCGGGGACTGGTCCTTGTCCGAGATCCCGCGCGCCGAGTTCAGCATCCCGCGCACGAGGCTGCGGCCCATGTTGGCCCAATCCGGACCCTTGGGGCTGTAGAGCCCGATCAGCGTGAAGATCTTGCGCCTGGCGTATTGGCCCTCGGTCACCGTGAACTCGCCGTTGAGGTAGACAGCCCCGGTCGAGCCGCGGGTGGCATAGCCCCCGGTCCAGCCCTGCGACGGGTCGTCGAAACCGCCCGGGCGCAAGGTCAGCCGCACCTTGGCAAGCGTCCCCTTGGGGATGAGGTTCGTGTTGGACTGCGCATCGTTGAAGTCGTTCCAGAGACCGGACATGGCTCGGGTCCTTTCAGTTGGTGGGATAGGAATGGGTGTCGGTCGCCGTCGGACCTGGCGGCGGGGGCAGCTGCGGCGGCGAATAGGTCAGCCGCCGTTCCGCAGGGATCAGCGGGCCGCGGATCTTCTCCATCAGCCGGCCGAGATGGGGCTCTTCGACCAGGTCGAGGCGGCCGGAGCGGTCCTTGGCCGGATAGCCCCACGGGTTCAGCGTCTGGCAGACGAAAGCGCGCTGAGGCCGGTTCAGCTCGTCCGGAAGGCTGGCCATGGTGATGACCTGATCGACGATGCCGGGCAGCTCGAGCCCGGTCTTCGAGCCGTCGATCTGCGGGACGAAGACCTTGCGATTGAAGTCGTCGAGCTTCTCGTCGAGGATCCCGACGAACCAGACATTCTTGCCGCGCGTATGCTGGAGGTGGGTCAGCCAGCCGATCATCTCGCGCCCGTGCAGCCCGTAGGCGCCGCGCACGTCCGGCTTGCCGGTCTTCTCCGAATGCGCCTCCGGCTGACCGCGGCACCACTGGAAGCAGAGCCGCCCGGCCACGGTGATCGAGTCGATGAAGACGGTTTCGTATTTGGCGAGGACGCGCGGATCTCCGAACCGGCCGCACACCTCGTCGAAATGCGCCTGGCTGTAGGGCTGGTCGGACCGGAGCGCCGGGTTCGGGCCGCCGATGAAGACCGCGAAGTCCCGACACTCCTTCCAGGTGCGAGGCCGGACCACGTCGATGTGCAGCCCCTCGATGGCGAGGTCACCCGCCTCGAGATCGAAGAACAGCGTGGTCGAGGCTTCGAGCGTCCAGAGCAGGCTGGTCTTGCCGATCCCGGACGGACCGAAGATCACGCCCTTGACGCCCCGCGTCTCGGCCAGCCGCTGATCGGCGGTGATGATGGGGAGGCTCACGCGCGGTCCTCCTGCGGCAGGATCGCGATCTTCAGCGCGCCGGTCTTCACCGTGCGGGCGGGCTCGAAGCCCTGGCGGATCGCCTCGGGCCAGGCGGCATAGGCGCGCTCGGGCACCGTGAAGCTGATCTCGACGTATTCGGACGGGTCGTCGCCCGCGGCGCGGATCCGCTCGACCATGGCGGCAAGCCGGGCCTGGTCCCATTCGACGCGCTTGGGAAGATCGGCGACCACGGTGAAATCGCCATCGGCAAGGCGAACGGTGCCGGTGTCCTTGCCACAGGCGCGGCGGGCCTCGGCGGCGCGGGTGGCGTAACGGACCTCGAGTGCGGTAGAGAAGCGCGCGGTGACGGCCTTCATCTGCTTCGCGGCGGCGTCGATCTCGCGCTGCATGGCGGCCAGAAGCTCGACCGGAAGCTGGGCGATCTCGCCCGTGGGCAGGTTGATCAACTCGTCGATACTGGGGGTGTTCTGCGGGAATGGCATGGGGGCCTCCGTAATGGGGATTGGGTCAGGCGGCCTCGAGGAGGCGCATCGAGAGGGCGGCGCCGGCAGGTCCGGGCTTCGGACGGGCGACGGCGATGTAGGCGAAGTGGTCGGGGCCGAGCCGGGCCTGCACGAGGTGGACGAGCCGCTGCTCGGCGGCGCGCAAGGCGGCGGCCGCGACACCTCGCAGGGTGCGCTGGCGCTCAGGCGTGAGGTTCGAGACGGCCCCGGTGGCGTCGACGGCGAGGAACCCGCGGTGATAGACCAGCGCCTCGCCCGGGGCGGCCTGCGCGATCCAGGCGGACAGCCCCACCTCGTCGAGCGCAGGACCGGCGGCGCCGAAGATCGACACGACCCGGCTGCCGTGGATGGCGGAACGGCGCTCCATCATGCCGCCCCCCGAACGCTGTCGGCGGTGTGCGTGAGCTGGTCCTTCTCGAAGGCCAGGATGTCCTCGAGCCGGTAGACCACCCGGCCGCCGAGTTTCATGTAGGCGGGGCCTTCTCCGGCCCATCGCCAGCGCTCGAGCGTGCGGTGCGAGATCGTCCAGCGCCGCGCCAGTTCCTTCTGTGTGAGGCAGGTTTTCTGCTGCATCGTCGTCTCCCGGTGTCGTTTGTCGGGAGCACGATGCGAAATCCCGCGAGGGGATGTCGTCAGGATTGGAGTGGGATGCGGAGGGGGATCGTCAGGAGCCTTGCAATCCAAGGGAGAACGGCTCTGTGGGGGATCGCCATCCCCCTCTCATCCCCCGGCACATCCCACCGCAGGGATCGAGAGGGCGCGCGGACGGGAGGGATGGCGCGAGATCAGAGCCCGAGCAGGCGATAGGCGCCGCGGCCATCCGACTCGATCAGGAGGCGCCAGTTCTTCTTCGACTTGAATACATCGGACATCTTGAGGCTGCGCGAGCCCGCGGCGGCGAGGATCGCCTTCCCGCTCTGCCAAGGCTCGCCGCGCCCGGCAGCCTCGTGCAGCGCGCGCACGACCTGTGCCTGGATCGCACCCAGCCGGAAGTGCTGACCGTTGCAGCGGACATCCTGGTAGTCGGCTGAGGCATGGAACGCGCCGGGTCGTGGTCCGGCAGCCGCTCCGGCAAATCTCGTCTCGGCCTCGAAGCGGTCACGCTCGTCCCGCCTGAGGAAAAGATCGCGCTGCCGCACGGTGATGAGCTCTCGCTCCCCGGTCAGGCAGGCATAGTCGGCCTTGTGCGAGCGGAAGCGGCTGAGCTTCACCTCGCCATGCCGGAACAGCTGGAAGACGTCATGGGCGTGGAGATCCAGAAGCCCGTTGAACAGGCCCCGCTCGAAGGGCACGGAGAATCGCTCCCCCTCCGGTGTCTCCTCGTAGTCGCCGAGTTCGACCGCGAGGTTGAACACCCGGATCGACAGCCGCAGCTGGTCGTTCTCGGCGAGGTAGACGAGGTCCGCCTCGGACATGGACCAGCGCTCGAGGATCTCCGGCAGGGTGAAATACGACTTCTCGATCTCCATCCGGACCCCCGATTCCCATGTGCGATTGTTTAGGTTTTGTTCTAATCGCTTGACGGGTCCGCATCAATCCTGTTTTATCCTATTTCATCCACATACCCTTGGGGAAAACATGACCGAGCAGCACACCCTGGCCGACCGCCTGCGGGCCCGCGCCAACCAGCTTGGCATCAGTCCCGCCCATGTCGCCGAGATGGCAGGCGTGCACCGCTCCTTCGTCTACGACATCCTGCGCGGCCGCTCCGCGCGCCCCGGCATCGACCGGCTGGCCGAGGTCGCCCGCGTGCTGAAGGTGGACCGCGACTGGCTGATCCACGGCATCGGCGAGGTCGAGGGTACGCCCCCCTTCGTGGACAATCCCGACGACGCCTTCGTGGCCATCGCGCACGCCACCCCGCGCCCCGCGATGGGCGGCGGCGCGGTGGTAACCGAAGATGGCGATACGCCCGGCCGTACATACCACTTCCGCCAATCGTGGATCCGCCACAAACTTAAGGCCAGTCCGTCGCAGCTGCGCATCATGCACGTCGAGGGCGACAGCATGGCGCCGACGCTCGTGAGCGGCGACGCGGTGCTGGTCGACATGACCCGCCGCGCCCCAAACCCGCCCGGCATCTTCGTGCTGGACGACGGGATGGGGCTGGTGGCCAAGCGGCTCGAACACATCCCGAACAGCGACCCTCCCGCGGTGCGCGTCATTTCCGACAACAAGCACTACCCCGAATACGAAAGAACGGCCGACGAGATCCACATCGTCGGCCGCATCCGTTGGTTCGCGCGGGAGATCTGAGGTGATTGCGTTCCGCGAGGTCGACGATGCCGATCCGGCGCTGGCGTTCTCGCCCATGGTGCGCGGGGTCGAGAAGACCTTCGCCTGGATCGGCGAACACGGCGGCATTCCCCTGACGCCGTCCAAAGGGTTCAGGCGGGTGTTCGTGCACTGGGCCGCGGCCGCGTTCGACTGGCCCGGCCACACCGAGGCGGACCTCTTCGCCGTCAACAAGGTGCTGAACGAACCCGACTTCGCCCCACTCATGGTGCTGCACGACCTGATGATCGCAATGAAGCTCGGGCGGCACTACAAGGGCGAGTTCCGCCTGACCAAAGCCGGCCAGGCGCTCGTTGGCTATCCCGGCCGGATCTTCGGCACGGTTGTCCCGTTCTTCCTGTTCCGCATCAACCACGCCAGCATGTCCCGCTTCGAGGACGCACCGATACTCGGCAACTGGGACGTGTTCCTGAACGTGCTGAACGTCGAGACAGAAGACGGCGCCACCGGAGCCCACCTCCGCCGCGTGCTCTTCGGCGAGCCCGAGACGGGTCCGATCCCGCGGTATGACGAGGTGATGGGGCAACTCTACATCCAGGTGCTGCGCCCGCTGTGTTGGGCGGGGCTGCTGCAGCAGGGGCGTGGAACAGCCAGCTATCGCTTCGAAGAAGCGGTGTTTATGAAGACGCCGCTCTGGCGAGCAGCGCTGCGGCTGGAGACGGATGGGATGGTGCGTCGCGCAATAAGGACTTAGACTGCGTTTGGTTGTCAGGAAATCGAGTTCCCCCAATGCCAGATGAAAGAGTCCAACAACTCATTGACCAACTGCGGGAGTCAGAGTTCGTGGAGGTAAAGAACTGGCTTGGCGGCGTGGTTGAAAACGACGAAAAGGCGCGGCTTGCTAAGGAGATAATCGCTCTCGCAAACTCAGGTGGTGGCCATATATTCATTGGCTTCACAGATGATGAGGGGCAAGGACACCAGCCCATCGAGCCTGAGGAAAACGAAGAAACGGCATTTTCGCAGGATGCTATCGCCGCGATCGTTCATCGATATTGCACCCCAGCTATTCAATGCGCTGTCGAAACCTATCGTCAGACCAACGGCCAGGTCGGCCATCCCGTGATATCCGTTCCGGCCGCTGGCAGAGTTCCGCTGTTCGCATCGCGGCAAAGCCCCGACAACCGAACGCTTACCAATGGGACCGTTTATGTCAGGCGCCCGGGCGGAAACAGTGAGCCCTGCAGGACACAAGACGACTGGGAGCGCCTCTTGGAGCGATTGGTGCACGCGCGCCAAGATCAACTCATCAACGCAATCAGGAATGTTCTAAATCCGGAGCAAGAGTTCACTCCGGCAGCACAAGAACAGGCGTTCGAAGATTGGATTAGCGCGTCTCGTGCAGCGCGGGCCGACGTTCTTACAGCTCTGCCAGAAGGGCATCCACTGCGTCTCGAACAAGGCAACTACGAGGTGGCATTTTCGATCAGGCCGTTTCAAGAACCTGATATCGCTGAACTAAATAGGAACCTTGACCACAACCGCCCTCGGCACAGCGGTTGGGCGCCCTTCGTGTCCTTGCATCGAGATGGGATGGCGCCTCGCCCATTGGGAGACGTGATACAGGCATGGCTAGTTGGTGAAGAAGGACGTGACCGCGACCCGTCTCACTCCGATTTCTGGCGTCTGTCAGTGCATGGCGACGGATATCTAGTTAGGGCGATGCAGGAGGACGATCCCGATTATGGCGCCAATCTAGCGCCTCGCCCTCATCGGCCGGGGTTTGATTGGGAACTGCCGATCTACCGCATGACCGAAATGTTAAAATTAATCGAGTGGCTCGGTTTAACTTATGCATCCGGAGATGCCGCCTTCCAGATGCGCGTCACATACTTCGGAACCAATGGTAGGAGGCTGACACAGCATCGATTGCGCTACATGTTGCATCGCGGTGGCATGGCGCATGAAGACTCGATTTCTTCGCAAATTTCAGGGCGTGTTGGCGAGATTGCATTGAACACAGAGGAAATGGTCTTTTCGCTATTGCGCCCGGTGTTCGCCCAATTTGATTTTGCGGAACTGCCGAGACAGCTCGTCGACAACGTTGTTCAAGACGTCGCGCGTTATCGACAGTAGTCCATGCCTTGGACAGCCCGACACCGATCTTTTTCTCTAGGCTGCGCAGAAGAACGACAACCCCTTGTTTTGACTTGAATTCCGTCGCTTCGACCAGCGAACACGGAGCAAACCGCCTCAGGAGGTTCGCTCCCCATGCAAGACGACATCACCTTCGCGCCGCCCGCCGAGACGCTCACGACCGATGAGCGGCTTGCGGAACTGGCCGCCATCCTCGCCAGCGCCATCGCGCGCACCAACTCACTGGAAACGAACGAGAATTCTCCGCTCGATGGAGACAGTTCGCTGGACATTCTCGCCCTCAGACGCCGTCGTCGGAGACAGGTGCAAAACCGAGTTGGAGACGACGCATGAGGAAAAACACAAGAAAATCAGCAGCAAAGGCCGCGCTCGCGCGCCAGGCGGAGGGGATCGACGTCCTGACCGAGCTGGCGGCGCTGAAGGCCATGACGGTGCCGGAGCTGCAGGCCAGGTGGCGGGTCATGTTCGGGGAACCCGCACCGAACGCCAGCCGCGGGAATCTGGAGCTGCGGATCGGCTACCGCATCCAGGAACTGGCCCATGGCGGGATCAAGCCCGCGACGCGGCGGACGCTCGACGCGCTGGCGGCCGAGGTCGCCACGGGCACCTCGGGCCCGTTGATCGCGGATCCCCGTCGGCCGATCCCCGGCACCAAGCTCGTGCGCGAATGGCAGGGTGAGGAGCAGATCGTCACGGTGCTGACCGACGGATACGAATGGCAGGGGCGCCGCTTCAAGTCGCTCTCGGCCGCCGTGCGCGCGATCACCGGCAGTCACTGGAACGGGTGGAAGTTCTTCGGGCTCGCCCATGGTGCGGAGGCGCGCCCATGAGCCGCACCAAGCCCGAAGCCGTCCGCCGCCTGCGCTGCGCCATCTACACCCGCAAGTCGAGCGAGGAAGGACTCGACATGGAGTTCAACAGCCTCGACGCCCAGCGCGAGGCCTGCGAGGCCTACATCGCCTCACAGCGTGCCGAGGGTTGGGTGGCGCTGCGCGACCGCTATGACGATGGCGGCTTCTCGGGCGGCACGCTGGATCGCCCCGCGCTGGCACAGCTGATCGCCGACATTGAGGCCGGGCTGATCGACGTGGTCGTGGTCTACAAGATCGACCGCCTCAGCCGCGCGCTCATGGACTTCTCGAAGCTGGTGGAGATCTTCGACCGCCACGGCGTGACCTTCGTCTCGGTCACGCAGTCTTTCAACACCACCACGTCCATGGGCCGCCTGACGCTGAACATCCTGCTCAGCTTCGCCCAGTTCGAGCGCGAGGTGATCGGCGAGCGGATCCGCGACAAGTTCGCCGCCTCCCGACGCAAGGGGATGTGGATGGGCGGGCCGGTGCCGCTCGGCTATGTCGTGAAGGACCGCAAGCTCGTCATCGAGCCCGCCGAGGCGGAACAGGTCCGCACGATCTTCCGCCTCTATGCCCGCTCCAGTTCCACCGCGCAGGTGCTGAAGGAGTTGCACGCCCGCGGGATCCGCACCAAGCGCGGCGCGGTGTTCGACCGGGGCTACCTGCTGAAGTTCCTGCACAACAAGGTCTATCTCGGCCTCGCCGTGCATAAGGACGAGGTCTATCCGGGCGAGCACAAGGCGATCATCGACCAGAAGCTGTGGGACGAGGTCCACGCGGTCATCGCCAACAACCGCGTCGCACGGGCGGCGGTGGCGCGAACGGCCCAACCGGCACTCCTGCGCGGACTGATCTTCACCGAGACGGGTGCGGCCATGACGCCGCACCACACCAAGCGGAAGGGCAAGCGCTACTGCTACTACACGTCCATGGACGTGATCCGGAAACGCCCGGCGGCTGAGCTACGGGGGCCGCAGCGGCTGCCGGGTGCCATGGTCGAGGAGGCAGTCATCGGCGAAATCCGCCGGATGCTGCGCACGCCGGAGGTGGCGGCGCGCACCGCGCGAGCGGTGCGGAAGGACCGCCCCGATCTCGATGAGACCACCGTTGTCGCCGCGCTGGCGCAGTTCGACGACCTGTGGAAGGCGCTCATCCCGGCCGAGCAGTCGCGCATCGTCCAGCTGCTGGTCGCGCGCATCACGGTCAGCGAGGCGGGGCTCGCCATCGACCTGCGCCACGACGGCCTCGGCGCCATCGCTGCGCTGATGGCCCCGCCGAAGAAGGAGGTGGCCTGATGCCCGCGCCCGACACCCTGCGCGTCCACATCCCGCTCGAACTCCGCCGTCGCGGTGGTCGTCCCCGGATCCTTCCGCCGAAGCACGTCGAGGCCGCCATGAACCGCGGACAAGATCCCCACCTCTTGCGCGCCATCGGCCGCGCATGGGGCTGGCGGCAGCGGCTGGAACGCGGCGACGTCGCCACGCTCGCCGATCTGGCCGCCGACGAGGGCCTCTCCGACCGCTACGTCAGCCGCCTCCTGCGCCTCGCATGGCTGGCGCCCGAGGTGCTCGAGCGACTCGTCATCCACCGCGAGCCCTCGACGATCAGCATCTATGATCTGTGCTTCGTGGCGTCCCTGCCGTGGGACGAACAGCCGGGGCGAGTTTTCGACTGATCGAGTGGCATTCACGTCTCGACCGGCGGTCGAGCGATGAACTGGCGCCTGCACAGGTTATCGTCGATGCGTCGCAGCGATCTTGTGGTTCCAATTTCGCAGCCACGCGAAACGCTCTGGATCCTGCTCGAGCAGATAGTTCCGGATACGATCTCGCGCATCGGGTTCCGAACGGATCAGCAGTGCCCGCAGATCCTGGTCGATGGCGCGGCGCTCGGCCCCCAAGGCTTCGGCTTTCGCATACCACTCGTGACCGGCTGCGAGGTCCCCAAGCCCCATCGAGACAGCGCCAAGCAGCGTGCACGGCCTGAAATCGGCCGGGGTCAGTTCGTGCGCCTCCAGCCCGAGTGTCCTGGCTTCGGTGAGGCAGCCAGCATCGCGCATCGCGCCTCCGCGCGTCGTCAAGAGCGCCGATCTCGGTTTCGGGCTCCGTCCCACCTTGGCGAGCGCCGCCTCCGTTACCTCCAGCGCCTGCTGGGGTTCATCAGCCTTCCGCCAATGCGCACTAGCATTTACGGCATCCCACGGATTGCGGCTTTCTTCCCAAGCCTTGGTGAGCTCTTCGGCTTCCAGCCGATGCCACGCTTGCTGCAACGCATCGGTCCAGCAGTCCACCGCCTCGGTCGACAACCATGCGACGTCTTCGGGCGCCAGGCGGTTAACGCTTGCCACCTGCTTCAGCAGCCGCATTGCACGCGGATAGTGCTCGGTCTCGATGAAGCCGATCCCGAACCGATCCCGCAACTCGCGGGCTTCGCGCTTCCGGCGCAGCACGGGGTCATTCTCCATTGCAGCGAAGCGCGCCTTGACCGCGACATCCATCGCCTCGGCCTTTCGGGCCTGTTCGGCTGCCACCCTGTCGGCTTCGTCCTTCGCGCTTTGGATACGGTCTGATCGCTCGCGCGCCGCAACCTCCTCGAAGGCAGGGCGATCGATCTGACCGGTCGCCAGCGCCAGAAGAGAGTTGAGCCCGCCGGACGTCAGAAACGCCTGCGCCAAGGAGGTCAACGTCTCGCCCGCCTCGATCTTCTGCAGAATTCCGTTCAACCGCGCCCCGACGAGCGCGGCGCCCGGCAGATCATCGACAAGATACTTTTCCGCCAAACCGGCTTGGGACGATCCCGACAT